GTGCGCCTAAAGCGCACATCGTCCTTCTCCCCGTGAAAAATACATAATTTGCTGGGCGAAGACTTGCACGAAACTCAACAGGGACCTCGGTGGTTACTCCCATCGTCTAGTAAGGTCGGCCTTTCTACGGGCCGTACTCCTGAGTGCTATTGTGGTGAATATTCCACAGGTCTTGAGGTTGGTCACGTAGCGTGATCCCTTAGATGTACAGTAATGTGTTGTTGTCGTAAACACACTAGCAGAGAAGGCTTGCCCCCTACCTTTGTGGTCACACTCTGTACACCAAGATCGTAGCTGATTAATAAATTAATTGCAACATTTTTAAATATTACAACGAATTTACGACAGCGAACACAGATTAATAAAGCCTGGATTTCTATTAAAGAAATTCCAAAATTTATCAAAGCTGTGATTTGGATCTGTGGTGGTTCGGAGTATGCTGATTCTTTTGCGATCTTAACTAGCAGAATTTCCCTTCTTGTTAAAAGAATGGGATTTAATACAACGTTTAAATATCTTAAAGAGGTATTTAGACTTGTTATTTGCTATTTAAGTGGTCGAGGAGAACCAAGGGCGGTTAATGCTAACTTTCCTTTCGTTAAACGAGACCACAATGGCTTGCCTACGATAATTCCTAGTCGACTTAGAGCTATCCTCGTTAGAGGACCTCTGACAGATAAAGGTCTTATTGTATGTATTCTTTCATGCCTTTCGATCTTTAGGGTATTCCCAACTATTGTGAAAGTAGACATGGCAACGATAACCACTCCATTTACTGGAGTGTTTAAAACATTACCGTTGCACATACTACTTCCCGCAATAAGGGAGATACTACCTGATCTAAGATTAAACATTGGGCCTTTCAAACTTCTTTGTATCGAAAGCGCGGGACCGAACGGGTTTAAATCCGCATGGTCTTCAAGCTTAGATGCAATAGCATTCATGTTCCACCCCATTCAGTTCTGGCATTACATAATGTATATGCTGAAATTTGAAAGAGGGTGGGCATTCGTGCTATGGATCTTAGTCATCTGACTATGGGCTTTGCCTGTTCTGCTATTTCTAGCATTTATGATCCCTGCCCTGTACTTAGGAAGATTGGGAGTAGTTAGAGATCAAGCTGGAAAAGCCAGAGTAGTTGCAATAACTACCTGGTGAATCCAAATTGCTCTCCATCCACTCCATTTGGCCGTGTTTGAAATCCTTAAGGGTCTGAAACAAGACGGAACTTTTAACCAGCAGGCGCCGCTGACATTACTTATGTCATTGGTACCTAAAGGCCAAGTTCTTTACAGTTTTGATCTTTCTGCCGCGACTGATAGATTACCTATAGACATTCAATCAGACATTCTTAATGTTCTTTCCGATGGCTTAGGAACGTTATGGAGAAATCTCCTTAACATGCCCTGGTCATATGGTAAAGCAACATTCAGATATGCTGTTGGACAGCCGATGGGTGCTTATTCTTCGTGGGGAATGCTTGCCTTAACTCACCACATATTGGTAAGAGTGGCAGCGATCTCTGTGGGTGTTTATGATTTTCAACTTTACTGTATCCTTGGGGACGACGTCGTGATTGCTCATGACCAAGTCGCTCAGGCTTACAAAACTTTGATGACTAACTTAGGAGTTTCAATAAACTTATCCAAATCTGTAATCTCGAAAGATTTTGCAGAATTTGCGAAAATGTTTATTGGACCTGTTGTTGGCGTAATGACTCCAATCGGACCTGGTCTTATATTAAGATCAATCCGATATAGATATTATGCCGCATCGTTACTTGTCGAAGCTTACAGATTGAATATTATTTCATCTATAGAAGGACTGCTAGCTCTGATACGAGATGTCAAAGTCCGAGTAGGACCGCGACATGCCGTAGACAGTTTGTGGGCGTGTTTCGGCTTGAATTCCGCTTTATTGAACATGAGTCAAGTAGCAGTCGAAATGACTATCTCTTGATGTTTCTCAGTTCGAGCGGATCAAGTTGCTATCCTCAGATATTGTATCTGAAATGCTTTATTGCAAATCAGAATCGATAAATGAAGAGAAACACATGAACAGTTAGTACAAGAGTTAGCTAGATTCCTTTTGGAATTCTGGCGAACTCAAGTTTCTAAAACTGCCCCACTCAGATTGCTAGAATTCTGATTGAAATTTGTTGGCCCTGGGTTTTGAGTATATGTTAGATCTTACAGATTTGACATTGTCAAGTACGCAACTACTTCACCACATATCGCGGGTGGAGGAACGTGGGCTGACATTCAAAAACTTGTAGAATTAGATGATCAGATCAATGTAACAACGATTGATTGAAGATCTAAAGCTGCGGTGAAAGAAAGTAGAGAAAGAGCTCAAATATTTATGCGAGCTTTTGATCAATCATGATCTGACGTTATTGACGACAGACACATGAGCGATCACTCACAATATTAGTTGAGTCTCCTCTTCTCTCTATACGCCATTCATTTTAGAATGATAAGCATGTTCCAGTCCCGAGATATTTAGATTCCACAGCGTGTACTACGTGCAATTCGTAGGTCTAAATATTCTACAGATCCAAG